CTTGGTGCCACCTGACACGAACACAACTTCATCTTCAGGCACCCCCAATTCTTCTAATTTAACATGCAATATTTTACCAGCTTCAATTCTATCAACTAGTACTAGTGTGTTGCCTGTTTCTTTGATGGTATTAATCTTTTTAGCGATAACATCCATACGTTGGCTATTTTCTACCAAGAACTTGAGTTCACTTTGATAATTAGTAAACTCTACTCCATCTTGCAACTGTAAAATGTTAACATGACAGTTACTTAACACTCCCATCTCTTGCAATTCACTTGCTGATAGTTTATTGATTACCGGACCCAAGCTTACAGTTAATGACATTGATTCTGCGATGGCTTTGGGAATAGTTCCTGTTAGTCCCCACCGCAATGGAACTTTACTCATCACCCCAGTTAACAATGACTTCAATACATCAGCTTTAGCTTGATGAACTTCGTCAACAATGACACATACTACACCTTCTAAAAAGTCACCGATAGGAACTTCTGCTTCATCTGCTTTAGTTTTCTTAAGCATATTACCTAATGATTGCCATGTGCAAATTGTATGTGTTCTATCGTATTCTTTGCGACCACCATAATATACACCAACATCAAGTCCTAAGTTAATATAGTCTGCTTCGGTTTGTGTTACAAGACTGGTGTTAGGTACAATGACGATTGAACGACCATACTGTTCCATACTGTAACTAAGTGCCGCAGTGATTAATGTCTTACCTGCACCTGTAGCAATCTCTTGTAATGCCTGTGGGTTCTTTAGATAGTTATTGATGATTTCAATTTGATAATCACGTAGTACAACAGGTTGACCACCAATGGGATGGTTCTTAGGCCACAGTTTATGTTTGAATGTTTCTTCTGTTACTTCCTTAAACTCAAACGTTGTTCTATAATTACGTGTATCAAGTAGTTCAATGTCATATCCCACTCTATCTAGTACAGGAAGAATATCAGGTAACAAGTTAATGTAACTAGTGCCACCTAAACTAAAATAGCTTGTTTTACCGTTCCATCGACCTAATCGGACACTTGGCAAAAACCTTGCACCCGGAACATCAAATTCAAATTTCTTCATTAAGGCCTTGCGGTCGGCTAACTCAAGCCCTTCTAACTTCAGATTGACTTCATCGTGTATAATTAATTTACATTGCTTCATTTTTTAATTTCAAATCTACTGGTTGACTATTAACTAGTTGCACTATTTTAGCGACTTTGTTTGGCTCGTTAGACTGACTAACTGTTGTTCTGAATCGTATCACAAAAGGATAATTCAGATTATTGTTTGATGGTTGTTTTTTAATAGGATTATCTAAATCATATACGGGTATTTTAACTTCTTTCAATGCATTCAGCAAGTTTTCATGGGTAAACCTAGCCATCTTGGATGATGCTGAAAGGTATACATGGTCACATCCTAACTCAAGTAACCAAGGCACCATCATTTCACTTGTATTTAATTCTAATACAGGGTTGAACGAAGCGGCAAAATTTACCTTTTCAACAGTGTCTTCGGTAGCTATTTCAAGTATCAATTCATCCGATATTGTGATTCCATATCTAGCTAGATTACTCAGAGTGGTTAATTCAGTATTTAACTCTATCTCTTTCACTGCATCCATGACATATTGATTGGCACCAATGATATACAAGTTACCATTAACCCTAACCAATGTAGGTGACCAGTATTTTATGTGTTCGTATATAGATAATTGATTGATTAGCTCAGTCGATATCTCACATGCATTAACTGTTTGATAATGTTTACATGCTAGGTCAAACAATATTTTTAGATTATAGGTGCTAAAGGTTGATGTATATTGTCTTTTTTCTTTATCCCATTCAAAGCGATTGATATCATCATTGCGTATTGCACTAATGAATGCTTTATTGTAGGGACCCTTGAATACGAGTTGATCTTCATCTATTGAAATAAATGCATCGGTATATGCACTGACACTTGGTATAACTTTAGCTACCCACGGTAACTCTACCAGCACAGAAACATATGCTTCTAATTTTGCAAATTGTCTTTCATACTTTGCAATGATTCGGTGAAATAGACCAACTTGATTAGTAGTAACAGTATTTTTTTCACTTGCAAATACTTCAAGGTTATCTAAAAATTTACTGTCATATCTACTGAGCCGAATGTTGTGGCGCATAAAATAAATCAATTGTTCGGATGTTTTTACTTCTTTCAGCATTTAATCAGTATACAGTATTCAAACAGGTAATGCAAAGTAATAGGCAAAAAAAGGGGACCTGAGTCCCCGAAAGAAAGAGCCTATGAAAAAACTTTTATCGAAACGGACTTATTGACATTGCCGTTACGCACACTGCAGGGATTAGCTACGCATACAAGTTGCTTTAGCAAGTTCGCGCCAGTTACCGCTGATCTTAACCAAGTCTGCAACTTTCAAACACATACGCAAGGACACTTCACGCAATTTGTTGTGATTGTCCCAGATGAACGACATAATTTCATCTGTCTGTTCTTGTGTGAAATCGTAGTCAGCAAACAGACCACCATCAGCATCGCGGTGAACTTGTTTGATACGCAACATTTTATCACGCTCACTGTCAACTGTCAGGTCCAGAAAGTGACAACGACTTTGTAATGCATCCAAGTGAGGTTGCATCTTACCGGCTTTTTTAGCATCAAACGACTTGTTTGTAATGAAGATAATTGAGCCGTTGAAGTCAAAAGTATTTGGGATACCTTCTTCACGCAAAATACGTGAATCTTTGTTCCAGCTAATCCTACGCTTCTTACCTGAATCCAACGCACCTTTCAGTACGTTGATAGCGTCTTGATCTTCCCAGATATCACAGTCATCAAACACCAATACATTCTTAGCGTCAGAAAATTTGTACAACTTAGCGAACAAACCAATACCTGACATTGCACCCTTGACAACTTCGAAACGAACTTTCTTACCAACAAGTTTATCAAACATACTTGCTTTTTCCATTTGCAAGTTTACACCGTGACTCTTACCAATACCTGCAGGACCTGTCACGATCATAGCACGAATGTCACCGCTGATACATGCCTTAGACATTTCATCAAGTACATTGAAACGAGTAGCAATACGGTCCATTGCTTCTTCTTCTGTTTCTTTGGGTGTCTCGACTTTCACTGCATCACGACCTGATACAAACTCAATCATTGATTGATTGTCAACGTTTACACGAACTTGATCGGGTCGACCGGGAAACTGACCCTCATTTTTTACTGTCACAAACCCACCTTTATTGCCTAATTGATAACCTTTTACGAGAGTGAATACTTCACCTTTAACAGATTCATTGCGATAAGAACCACTAGTGATGCGAACGATGCTTGTCATTTGTTTCCTTTTCTTTACTGTTTAAGATTCTATTATATGCCCAAATCCATTTAATGTCAAGCGATTTGTTTACGCTTTTCATCCATCATTTCAGCAAGAATAAACTTGGCAACGTTCATTTGCTTGCGAACATATTCAACCGAACGGGGACCAGTGCCCATAGCCATCATTTCTTGGCAGTCACTCATGATACCCATCACGACCATTTCCAAACCAGAAAACTTAGCGGTAATACTTTCCATGTAGTTTTTACGGATTTCTTGTTCAGACATACCGTAGCAGTTAGTTTCAAATTCAGTCATTTCGTTTCCTTTTCTTTACTGTCTAAGATTCTATTATAGCACCAAAACCATTTATTGTCAAATTTTCTTCACTGGAACACAAACAAAACTTTTTTCGACTTTCAGTTGGTTTTGAATGATCTTGTCTAGCTCAGGATTTCGTTGACCAGGTGCATTCATGCGGGTAGCATAAATTTCATATAGTGCATTTTGGCAAGAAGGTAAATCTGCATATGTGCCCATGAATACAAAATTAGCAACGTATAGTAAAGTATACATTTTAGGCTTTCAAAATGTCAGTGATGCGGGAGTGGATCAGATCCATTTCGGACTGTTCAACATAGAAGTCAGTAGTAGGATCATAGTACTGACCCTCCTTGTTGTCATAATACAACACTCGACCACTGAAGTTGAATGGGCCCTCAAGACCTTTGCGCGGACCATACTTGGTGCGCATTTGATCCATTTGAAACTTGTCTGCAACAACTTTGTAACCCATGAACAACTCCTGTTTGCTGAATAAGACTCTATTATACAGCCAAACTGATTTATTGTCAAATTTTAGCAGCTTGCCAATACGAATCCCATGAGGCATAATCATAGACCTTGACCCCCACATTTCGATTACTACAAGTAACACCACGCTTCGCGCTGCTTTCAAGGTCAAACGCTTTGTGGAAAGCACCCGACTTGATATGGTATACAACAAAATTCTTTTGCCATGCTAACTTACGCATTACCTCTCTCCTTATCGGTCTGCACCGGAAATAACTACATTGATACCGTCTAGTGCCACTGCAGGAATGTACCAGTCAGGACCAAAATCAGGATCTACATTAGAATGAAATACATTAGCATCTGCTGGCATGTTATTCAATAGTGCTATTAAATCTGCTACAGTCATTTTCTTCTCCTTTTATTTAATATACCCATAGTATAACAGGATATCCATTTATTGTCAAAAAAAGGTAAGTCGGGGCGCCGTTATATATTCTTTGTCATCCCTAGACCTGACTCTAAAGGAACCGGACACTTCAATTTCATTTTTTGTAACTAAATCCATCAATGATATTAATGGATTGTCAGCTTGAAATTGAGTAGTAACTAAGTTATCATTTTTATCAATGAACCAGTATTCTTTGCGTTTAGTACCACGCACTTTTTTTGTAAACGTTTTTACTAATTTAAGTTTTTTGATAGTTGATTGTGATTCTACTACTTTAGTATTATGATTCATTGCCAATGCGTCAAATGCAACATCCTGATCGTAAAAATCGGGAAGGCAATAGACCAATGGTTTCATTTCTTCACGAAATTTTTTACCGTCGCTATGAACAAATTCATTCATGTCTTTGCGGAATCTTGTCAACTCTTGACCTTTAAGTTTCCACAGCATAATCTTTTTGCTGTAGTAGTCACGAATTTCATTGGCTTTTGCAATGTCATCACCGGTCACATTTTTGAACAATACCGCATCTAAAATCTTTTCGGGATACACATCAACAAATACAGGTGAACTATTTCGTGATTCACGAATACGTTGCCATGTTGTACTCAGTGCTAATAGGTCTTGTGATATTTCGTAGATTTCGTACTTCTTCACATCACCATTGATTGTATTGATTGTATCCGAACTAAAATTAAAAGTACTATTGTATGCTTGAGACATATTGATTTGATTTTTAAGTTGACCAAGTGCGGCAATTGATAAACCTGATGAATTAATGATGGCTGACATTCTTATCCTATAGTGATATCTTCCATGCCGGCTGCACGTAGTCTAACCACATGACCCAACATAAAGTTTTTAGATTCAAGACCTTTCAGAACTCCTAACCATTTGTTACGCAACAATGCAACTTCGTTAATTAGGATTTCATAATCGATCACTTCTGATTCACCGTCTACATACTTTTCAGCATCACGGCTTGTCAGTGCTCTATTATACGCTTCTAGATATTTTTGAAAATGTTTTCGGCGAATTTGCCGCAATTTAATGTTTAAGAATTGTAATACAGCTTCAATCTCTTGCAATTGGTTAAAACGATGTTCTGTGACACCGGGTAAATTGGCAATGTTCTTTTCAACATTGCCATATACCTTAACGTCTTGCTTAGCCGAAATTAATTCCGACTCATAATAAGATATGAAGTCTGGTATTACCGATAAGTCTTGTGAGACTTGCGTGTACCAGTTTCTTGACATTTTAATCCCACTCGTCTTGGTCGTCGTCTTCTTCGTAATCTTCGTAGTCCTCTTCCATATTATGCTGTGATGCATAATCTTTTAGAGCAACACTGATATCTTTGTCGCCCTTAAAGGCATCTTTGATATCATCGGCTTCGTGATTGTTTTCTATCAATAAATTAATCAGTGAGTCTGCGGCATCGCCACGATCATTCATATCAATATGTGAACGTAGTGCATCCCAAACTTCAACAATAAAATCTAAACTCATTCTGCAATATCCTCTTCTGGTAACGCAGGTACAGTGCTTTGAATTTTATGAGGATTATTAGTAATGTCTGTCATTACTTTATCCAAACAACCATCTTTGTTTGATTCCCATCCCTTACGGAAGTATTTCAAAATCTCACCGTCTGCTGTAGTATATATCAAACTATTGCCCTCTTTCTTCAACAAGCTTTTACCTTCAGCCAAGTCAGTTAGACCTGAGTAAGGATTCATACCTGTTTCATAGGGAATTTTAACTTGAACACTTTCAAACGGTTTAGCATAACGGGTCTTCATGATTTTACATGCAGCACGAATACCTTTTACTTCTGAAACTTTGTTACCGTCTTCGTCTTCTTTTAGTTTCAACTTACGCATAGCAACTACAATAGAACTAGCATAGATGAAACCTTGACCACCACTGATTTTATCATCTGGATCAAACATATCCTGACTTGCGTATGTGTGATTAGTTGCAACTAGACCTAAGTTCAATGAACCAAACATATTAACACAGTTACGAACAAGTGCAGTAAGTGCTTTAGGCTTACGACCCATGTCACCTTTCATATCACCTGCATTAAACTGGTTAACGTCAGTTGGAGTCAACAACATACCTAAACTGTCAAGTACAAACAATACTTTAGGACGATCATCTTCCGGTAGTGTCTTGTACTGAGCTACAAATTCACTAATCATCTTAGCAACGTCATCAATCATTGCCATGTTAAGTTTCAGTAACTTATCTGGGCTAGTGTCAACGTTAAGTGCATGAAGCCACTTTTCGTCAAGTGCATTTTCTGTATCAATTAAGATAGGAAATATGCCTTGTTTTTGTGCGTTAGCAACTAAGTTTCCTGAACAGATAAAACTTTTACCTGCTCCCGATTCACCAGCAAATACTGTTACTTTGCCTAGCGGGATGCCTTTGTTAAAGTCTCCGCTGATAAGATAGTTTAATGCATAGTTATTTGTACTGACCCAGTCTGTTGGGTCGTTAAAGCCAATGCTCAAGCCGTCGATAGACTTAGTTATTGACTTTCTAAATTTTGATACGTCAAATGGTTTAGCCATTTTTATTCCTTATTTGTTGTTTACACTGTACACACTAAACATTTGTTTGTCTAGTAAGTCTGGACATTTCTCAGCCATAGATTCAAGTTCCCAATCTTGGGGATAGTGTCGTAGCACACCTCTTGCCCTATCTCTAATTACACTAGGTACGCGAGGAGTCTTGCCTGGATCGCACAGTTCTTCTAATAGTTTTTTACCTTGCTTGATAGCACGGTATCTTTCGTCTGGTAATGTCATGGATGTTCTCCTGAAATTAGGGGAGACTAAGCTCCCCTAATACTTTACGCAGTCTTAGTCTGACGGGCACGAATCATTGCTAGAATGTCTTGTGCTTTATCACTAGATGCGGTAGTCGCTGTAGGAATCTTGATTGACTCTGCGGCTTCGGCTGCGTCATCTTCCCATGCTGGGCGACCAGAAGATTCTGTTAAGGGTGTTGCAACATTTGCGGGTGCGCTAGTTTCAGTAGACGCAGTTGTTGAAGCCGCTTTTGTTCCACCTGCTGGAGCATCTAAGCCCCATGGACGATAGTAAGCACCCCAACGTTCCGGATCATATTCTTCACCTTCGACGGATGCATCAAACATTTCTTTAATGATTTTCAATTCTGCTTCACCGGGACGCTTTGGCAAGAAGTCAGCAAGGTTATACAAACCATGTGCTTCAATAGCAGCCAATTCAGATTCTGTTAATGAAGTTTCTTTACGTGCCCATGTTGATGTTGAATAATCAGCATAACCACCTTTACTTGTTTTCTTGATGTTCAAATCAAGACCACGCACCAAGTCAGTTGGCAATTCATCCAACTCTGGATCCATCAAGCTTGACTTGACGATAGTAAAGATTTGTGGGCTGATAATGAATCTACGAATAGGGTTGGGCGGTGTTGTGTCTGCACCGATTGGGTTTTGACGAACAAAACCTTGGAATAGATAACTACGCTTCTTCCAATATTTGTTAGCCATTTCTTTCAGTGTATCGTCTTTATACCAAGGACGAACTTCCGTTAAGATTGGACATTGTGCTTTTGGATCATACATTTCAATACAAGGTACTTGCACTTCAACCCGTTTCATTTCAGGACGACCTTTAACGCCGTTGAACGGTAGCTTGATGATTTGTCGTTCAACCCAGAAGTATGGGTTATTATTGTCTGCATCCGGTAAGAATCGCAAAGCTGCTGTAGTGCCTTCGTCCATGTTCCAGTGAGGGTAGATAGAATTATCTGATTGTTTCTGGGTTGTACCAGTATTTGATTTGTTGTCTTGCGCTGCGATACGAGCGCGGATTTCTGCTAATGTTGCCATGATTAATTTCCTTAATAAATTGAGATGGTCTCTTTTAATATTCGACATTCACCATGAATGTCTAACACAAGTGTAAGTATAGCAAATGCTTTCACTCATGTCAAGTGTATTTATGCCAGATGTGGTAAACCGCACATTTTTGTGCGGTTTATTTACCCTTTTACTTTCTAATGATTCTTAGAATAGCATCGAGGTCTTCTTGACCTTCTTTCACATCTTTCTTGTGTTCTTTGTCCATTGCCTTGTCTAGTGCTTTAACACCTTTCTTAACAACATCACCTGGCTTAACCATTTTACCGTAATGTTCTTTTTTGCCAGCATCACTATCACCACTGCTACCATCACGCCCTGGAGGAGTTTGGCTCTTGTCCATTTCTGAAACAACAGCTTGGTCAACTGTGTTGATAAAGTTTTCATTGGCACCAACTAATTTGCCGATGTTATTGTTTTTAACTTTCTCTGTAGGACCTAATTGACCAACACGCTTTTGGTTAGCATCTAAACCTTCTTCTAAATCACCTTCTGCTTCCTGTTGTAGCAAGCGAATGATTTCACGACGGTTAGCTAATCCACCTTCACCATCCATAACGATGTTATCTTCTAATCCCAACATACGAGCATGACGAATCAATTCACGATCAGCCATGTCTTCGTAATCGTCAGCAATACCTTCCTTCACATCTTCTTTTGTCAGTGTGTCTTGTATTTCACTTCCAATACTAGCGCCGGTCATCGCACCTTGTGATGATTTGGTTAATGCAGCGCCTGCAATTCCACCTAGTGCCGCGCCTGCCAAACCTTCATCGATACCTAAATAATCTGCTAATTGTTGACCGATATATTCACTTGCATCAGCATCGTAGTTTTTGATATCACCTTGACTGAAGTAGTAATCCCATAGATCAGATTGTAAATCATAATCCATGTCGCCGCCTTGCTTGAAGTTTTCAACTGCTTCTGGGTGTTGTGCTAAGATAGCATCGATGCCGCCACCAACTGATTCAGGGATACCGATTGGGTTTAATGCTTCTTGACCGCCATCACCTTCGATTAAGCTATCAGCCCACTCGCTTAATGCATCTACTTCCTTCATCTCTGCTACTTTCTTATGTAGCTTGTTTAATATTGGCATTACACTTTCAATACGTGGGTCTAATGTTTCCTGCACAAACAATTCGTTCAAATTAGTTGCTTCACTATCGTCTTCCATTAATGGTGGAGTGTAGCTTTCAAAATAACTATTATATCCACGATGACCACGCATCTTGCTTAATGATTCACGCAATTGATTATAATGATTAATTCCTTCGTTAACTAATCTTTGTGCAGATTCGTTGAATTGACCATTGCGAGTAGCACGGACAAATCCTGCCATCTTTTGATATTCTTCGCATAGACTATTAATATGATTCCAACGGTCATCATGCGGTAAACCACCTTCTGCTAAGTGTCTAGCATAGATACTAGCAATACCAGGCTTAACAGTTGGTGCTAAAATTCTTTCACCTAATTGGTTCTCTAAGAAAATACGTGCTACGTTACGATAACGTTGTTCACCTTCTTGTATTTCACGATTATGTTGAATAACCATTTTGACGGTGGGCGTGTTGTCATTATAACTAGCCTTTTTACCCATTGGGTGATAACCTTCAGCAATTTTTTCTTGTTTTTTCATATGATCCCTTTTAGCCATATCGTATTTTAAGTGGTTTGTGTTTTTAAGTTCAAAACTTAGTTGATGTTGTTGTGAGAACCGCTTTAAGTGATTTAGTAGTTGATACCAAGATTCACTTCCAGTACTTCCTGTTTCTTTTTCGCTATTAGCAACATCATCTCCAAAATATACTACTAGTTTGTGTAACCCATCAACTGATAGTGTTACTGTACCGTATTCTTTTCCGTCTTTAACAAACTGAAATTGAAAGACTTCTGCATCTTCCGGAACAGGAATTTCTTTACCAGAAGTATCTAGCATTGTTGGACCGTATCCCCTACTACGCAATAAGTCAAATAGAGATTGGTTAATTGATTCTGTGTTTTTAGCCATATCGTATTTATCTTTTTTCTTAACTTAAGACTGCAAAGAAAGGTAAGGGAGCAATGTATTCTTCATGGTCACGCATATGTGACTCTAAATTATAGTGATAATCACTTAAAACTTGCAAAATACGTACTATCAACAAGCTGGCCATAATCAAATCATCAGTATCACCAATTTTAGCTGCATAACTACCGCCATGAGCCACAAATGCCTTAAGTTCTGAAATAAGACCATAGCTGTTTATCTTCATTTTTTTAGATTCAACTAAAGTTTTGAACTTTGCGCAGGCCGCAAGTTTGCTCTTGTTAGTTGTATTAAATCCCCTACGATGTTTACCGGGCTCGCTTAAAAAGATGCCAGGAATGTTACTTTCCCCATACTCGTTTAATGATACTAGTGCTGCTTCACCAATACTATTGTTTTCTATAGAATAGTAGATACTGTTTGGCTCCCCTGTACATTCAGCAATGTATTTGTTAATTTGTGCTATTAACTTAACTTGGCTAGGTATATCTGTTTTATTATGTTTCCATTCCCCAATTTGTAATGTGGTGTTTGCTTCAAATATTTGAATAGCAGCTGGATCGCCACCTGTACCCAAACTTGGGTCTAATGCAACTGCGTATATGTTTCCCTTTTCCGGTTTCTTATACCATCTGATTTGTCCCTGACGATAGTTGGGTTCTACCCCTTCCATAGCTATCAATGTGTTTGGATTAATCAGTGTCTCGTCAGCAATAATGAACTCACACCCAATCTCTCGATTGAAACGATCCTCACCAAGTTGTGCTTTCATTTCATCAGCCCACTTGTCATCCCTACCAGGTTGTTCTTTCCAATAGGCACGATATGCCCTGAAGCCATTGATACCTATCTCAGTTTTGTTTCCAAACTCATCTTCAGTCTTGTTAGCACCCTTCCAAATAAACGCAAACTGATCTTCATCACTGTTCGGGGTACTGGTGATAATAGCTTTACCACCAGTTGATAGTGTTGGTGTGATAGCTGTCCAAAATTCTTTAGCGATGCTTGGTCTAACGAATGCAAACTCATCTAGGTATAGTAGTGTAATAGACATACCACGACCTGTATTTTCAGTCGTTGTAGCACTAACAATACGAGATCCATTCTCAAAGTCCAGTGAGCCTTTGTTGTATGTTGTCACGCCTGCTTTAATATGATCGGGGCAGTTTTCATATGCATAACGAATACGCTGCATAATCTCCTGAGCACCTGTGTATTTGTGCGCTGCGATTAATATTGTACTGTCTGGTACAAACATTGCATACCATAATAAATATCCTGCAGCACTTGTTGATTTACCACTCTGTCGTGGCATTAATGATATACTGAAACGATATTTGTGATAGGTTTCAATCAATCGTTCCTGATAAGCCCAGGGATGATAGACCATGCTACCACGTGTAGGATGCTGAATCATAAAAAAGTTATCCATAAAGTATAGATGACCCGTATTTGGATCACAACATTTTACAAATTCTTCTAATTGTTGTTGTGTAAACTGTGTTTTAGTATAGGGCGTTTTTACTAAAGAAGGTGCGTTACTCATAGTGAGTATTTATTTGGTTAATAACTCGTTTACAATTAAGACCAAGTGCCGTCTGCTGTGTTAGCACCTATTGCACCTAAATCATTAGATTGCTGACCGTCAATCATATTAGCCAATTGACGTAAAATTTCGCTTGCTTTCATTGTAGTTCCTTAATTATCTTATGGATAGCCATAAAAATACTCTCATATAGAGAGTATTTATCAACGTTTTGGAACTTACTTGATATCTAAGGGTCGCTGTTTAGTAGCAACAAGACAATAGTATTTTTCTTTTACTGTATTCACAGTACCATCTTCGTTTGTACCAGTATTCAATTCAAATTCAAAGTTATTGAAGATGTTGATGTCAAATCCGCAACGATTTAATAATGCAGCTAGTTGTTGTTCACCTAGAATACTATAGTGATTTAAGTTCCACTCATGTCTGCGTTCACCGTCAGGAGCGGGGACTTCAATATAAATTTTACCACCTTGCTTCAATATACGATTATATTCCATCAAGCTAAAGATAGGGTATGGGCTATGTTCTAGTGCGTGACGCAAAAAGATAAAGTCTACGCTTTCGTCATAGTAACCGTCTTTTTGCGGTAAGAATGTCAAATCATATTTTTTAATGACATGGCCTTTGTCTTCGCAAATTTTAATGTCACCCGGGCTCAGTGTCACTCCGATAACATCAGTATATTCTCTAGATTTCATTTCATCTAGGAAATAGCCAGGCCCACAACCTAAATCTAATATTTTAGCATTTTTAGGTATGTTTAGTGGGTCAATGTAAGTTTCTACTACTTGTGTAGTTAAAGTCTTGTGAAATTCACTATCACCTTCATCATAAATATGCGCGGTGTATAGCCATTCGTTGTAGAATTTAAGTTTGATTAGGTCTAGGGTTGTGTTAATATCAATCATAGAATTACTTATTCTATGATTGCCGGCATAAATTATTTTTTCTTGTAACCCTTGAAAGGTTTGACTAGACTAGTAGTGTTTGTATCGCTAGGTTCTTGACTTTTGCTATATGGAACTACATCTTTAGTATCTGATGGGATAGTCTTAGTCGCGGAGATATACATATTGTATTCTTCTTCTGTGTAAGGATGAACTGTGTTATACTTTTCAGCAAAACTAGCATTATCCATTTCAACTGCGTCTTGGCTCTTACCATCAGCCATTGCCATAGCCATCCACAAACGATTCATGTGATAGATACGATCATATCCACCTACGTCACGTGCTTTATAGATACCTTGAGTAGCATCACCGTGATGCTTGTGAATAGTACCTTCACCCTCGGTTAAAAATTCGTATGCTCTCATTTTCTTTTATATCCTTTGAACCCTTTGACTGGGCTAATTTTATCTACATCAGGGGCTTCTTCACTAGCCATTGTACCAATTTGCTTCATATCACTAGCAGGCATGCCCATAGCTACTAATGCATCCTTGATCCAAATAGGTGCTTCTGGATCATAGCTTACTATAATTTCATTTTCACCAAATACAGATTCAGCACCGTCAAAATCTGGTACATGATCTTGAGCACGTTGTGCAGCACCTTTAGCACCTGCAATTGCTACCCCAAATCTATATTGTAAATATGGATCTTGATTTCTAAGAGCGGGAATCTTAAATGCGCCCGGCAAGGCTAGTCCCACATCACGTGTGATCGTCCCAGTCCTACCTTCATTAATAAATTCTTTGGCTCTCATGTTTCTGTAGATAAATCTAGGCCGTTTTCTGTACTCATTAATGATCCGTCTGGATAACCATCTAGTGCTATATCTAATCCAACAGGGATAGTACCGCTGAATGTGATCTGTGAAGCAATAAAGTGATATAGAGTAGAATTGACTATAGGATTTACCAAAATACGAACATTTCCGGCACTAACATCCATGTCATAACGTGTTATAGGATCTCCGGAAAATAGTGTAGAATGCCCATTCCACTTAAGTGCAGCTTTATTATTGGTAATTGACGCGGTTAATGTAATGTTTTGACTGTTTGCTGTAGTAGTATCTAATGAATTTAACTGGAATACACCCTGAGTAAATGTTGCTGTAGGTGCTTGAAATATAACTTGAGAATCGGTTCCTACTGAATATGCCTCAGATGTTGAAAATTCTGTACTGAATAACTGAGTAAAGTTATTGTTAATCTTCGCAAACGCCGTGCGTAACGGGTCACCTTCGCCATCGTTGGCTTGTGCGCCAATGTTAATAATTTCTTGTGCCATATTCTATATCCTACACTTTGTCTAGTATTTATCTTTGGGAGAAACAATCAGTAGATAGATAAATATATGCATATTTAAGGACATCTTATGCGCAAATTCATTCTAGCAGCAATGCTACTTAGTGCCTCATTAGCACACGCTTGGACACAACGTGCTCCAAATCCAGTACAACAATGTCAAGTACATGCCCCGTATGGCTTCCCACAGACAGCAGGTGTACAGCCTATCTGCCGTCAAGCATATCTAGTTGGTTATGATGCGGCCGCTAAATTACCAAGATTTGTAACATATGAACTACTACCGCAAAATGCACTTGGTTGTGTGGCTCGTACTAACGCTTTTGCAGCCGATCAGTCGATTCCAAACGGTGCTACCCCACAAGACTATGCCGGTACAGGATACGACAAAGGGCATATGAGTCCAGATGGTGATCTATCGTGGGATACTCAAGTAGAGTTTGAAAGTTTCTTGATGACTAACATGAGTCCACAGGCCGGTTCATTGAATCGTGGTATCTGGAAGTTATTAGAAACTAGTGTTCGTGGTTGGGCTGTACAGCGTAATCAATCATATACAGTTTATGTAGGTGGAGTATACAATGCACAAGACAAGAAGATCGGCAACGGTGTCGTTGTTCCGCATGGTTTTTACAAAATTGTTATCAATAATCAAACGAACGAGATAGCAGGATGGGCATTTCCTCACACAGCTCCTTATCCTAACTTAGGCAATGACTTAACTAAGTTCCGTTTACCAATTGCACAAATTGAAGCTGCAGGTGGTGTTAAGTTTGCTTATCCAGCAGGCGCTAAAGAACTTGCTCCAGGTGCTGAATGGGCTGTTGATTTCGGTAAGTTGACACAGGCTAAACGCACCAAGTGTGGCGCAAGTGCTTCAGACGATTAATTACTTAGATATACCGTCAAAAATCTTCTTTTGATCGGTATGCCACTCTTGCCAACCTTCTACTAAGTTAGCACATTCATGATATTTCATGTAATTGTGTGTGATAGTGTAAACTAACTCACTTAATAGAACGGTTGGCTTATCTATTGTGTCCAGAGGTGGACATTTTTCCATTAATGTGTTGGGAGCTTCAGGGAATTTAGCAACTATAGGAACAGTAGTACTACATGCGCTAAGAAGCAACAATGACAGTAATAATATATTTCTCATTTTTTCTCCGGTGGTGTAGCAGCCTTGTTTATGGCACCTGTTGGGATTTGTGTGCTAGAATCGACAATAGCATTTCCAGATGCGGCTGCATTGTGTGCATTTATAACTTCTTTAGGAATCTCACAAATTGCTCCAGGTAGATACTTTGTATCATACTTGACAATTTCGCGGTCAACATACTTGATTATGTCATCACCCTTTTGCTTGATTATTTGATTCTTTGTGACAATTTTTTCAACAATTTCAGTGTTGACTTTAGCAGAAGCGGCATCAGCTTTTGCTACTTTAGCTTCCATTTCCTTGACTCTTAACTGCCAAACCATGTTATCAGCTAATCCACCCTCTAAATATAATCCTAGACTGAATACTAGTATACTGATGATTTGAATGGGGAGTTTATATGCTGTTATACCAGGAATAAATCCAAGAACAAATCCAACGATAAGTCCTAATATGCCTATCGCAAAGATAGCATGAATAGCAATGTCAGGGAGAATTGATAGTATCCACATACTGTATTTACTCTTATAACCTTAATTCTAACGAATATAGGGCAAAATATCGGTTGTCATCCCCTAAATTTCCACCTTCATGCCAACTATGTTCAGTATTCAGTATTAGAATTCCATTACCAGATTCAGTGCTAGACTCTATTACTATCCCTTGTTTTGGATGTACCCTTGTAGAATGTAATGAGTTGTGTTGTTTGTCAAAATATATCAATCCTTGAGCAATACTAGTTCTATGATCCAAATGAAGTAAATGTTTATCATTTCCTTGTTTGTGAAACAAATGCCCTATTTTTGTGTAGGATGATATGTTATTTAGAAATCTAGAGGGGTATAGTCTTTCGATAAGTTTATATTGCAGGATATTATCAATTACTGATTGCTTGAACTCTTCCGATAGTATGTACTGATGGATAGAAAAAATATTTGGCTGGGTAGTGGACAGTACATATTTGGTTTTCCTATTGGTATTGTCAATAACTGTTTCTAATTTAATTTCCTCAGATAAATCCCCACAGTTTAGATTTGTTTTCCATACCGGGTAGTCATCAACTTGTTCAAAATTCATTTTCATATATGTTATTCCTTCAGTAATCGTTTACTTTGTAACATATCTAACATACAATTGCACTCGTTCTGTGTACAAGTTATGGGATCTGTTTTGAACATCTTTTCATTATTTATAGACCAATGTTCTCCTACACCACATAACCCTCGTTGTATGACATCATGCGTAATTCTAATAAAAGATTTACCTACATCGCATGAATAACCTTTGAAATTGTTTTCTAATTTTTTTATAAAATTATTTACATGATCTGTTATTTCAGTGCCATCACTGTACTTAACTTTTATTATCCCACTATGATATTGATATTGTTTAGGTATAGATGATTTTAATTTTGAACCATACGATTTGGTAACCTTAAAGGGATGATTTAATAATATTTTCCTCTGCTCATCTGTATATTCTGACAACTCACCACTGTCCATAATATGCATCAAATTAACTATAACAGGAACAGTTTCACAAATCGTGTTATAATATCCAACTGCTAAATCAAAATGTGATGTAGGGCATGTTATATTAACTATAATAACTGTTTCAGTATCTACAAACAAATTAACCAAATCAATGGTATGCTCTATACTTGATTTTTGATCTACATGATGCGATATGGCTATAAAATCCACACAGTTTGATTCCTTCAGTTCTTCCCAAAATCTCATTGTTCTAGAACCATTTGTTATTAGATAATTATAATTTCCAGTATTTTTAATGTGTTGCAACAATTTTATTAAACCTGGGTACAATGTTGGTTCTCCACCGGTGAACTTAAACCAAACTTTCTTTCTTTGTTCGTTGCTTTCTTTAATTATCTTATCACATGTATCAATGTAAACTTGCAAATCGAAAAATTGTTTGGTTCCTGATTTGAAATCAGAACTGCAATATGAACAATCATAGTTGCACACATTACCCAACATCCATTCTACAATGTTAAATCTTAAACCGTCTATTTGTTCTACTTCAATGGGAATTGTTTTCATCAGTTATTTATAGAACTCATGGACCTTGTCAGCTACATAATCTACTTCTTGGTCAGTTAGTTCAGGATATATAGGAAGACTAATTACTCCACGACTCAACATCACGCTTGTAGATAACAAATCAGGCTTAGGTAAATTCTTTGCTGTAGGTACATCACCCAATACATATTCATAGTGAACCTTACTGTCGATACCGTCAGTTAGTAAATGAGTATGTAGGCTGTTACGGTCAGGTAGGTACAATACAAACTTCTGATGTGCATGTGGTGTTGGAGTGTCAGACAAACAAGTGAGTGGTAATTCTCTAAATGCATCACACCAATATTTTGCTATCTCACCTCTACGCTTTTGCCATTCATCAATATACTTTGCACGAACCATAATCTGAGCACAATCCTGTTCACTCATTTTACTGTTAGTGCCATACTCATGGAATGCAGGTTTGTTGTTGTCTCGGTATGTTACAGCAAACAGATATAGTTGTTCATCATTAGTGACAATTGCACCACCGTTGCCCGAGCTTGGTAAGTTCTTTGTAGGATCAAAACTTATTGCCATACCACTACCAACTTGTCCATCACACACTAACCAATGTTGTGCTCCATCAACAATTATTCCATACGATCCTTCAATCCTATGTTGTTCCCACGGCTTCTTACCATAGAGTCCTACTAAACAATCAAAGCCGGCCGAACCAAATGTTTTATTAAAATCAAGTATGCCATACTTATCAGTATCAACTAACTCAACATCCCATCCTGCATTTAAGAATGCATTTAATGTTGCAGGATATGTAAGATTAGGTAGACTAATTTTAGGAGTAGTGGTAATCATACCACGCGGTGGCACCCATATTGACTTTTTATATCTTGCGATAATCTCTAATGCCTGTGTACCACTATGTACTGTGATGGCATACTTTGTACTAGTACGATGCTTTAGCCATTCTTCAAACGAGCGTGTATAATGTCCACCTACAAGTTGACCATCTTTAAGGGCTCGGTGAGTTGCATCAAGCAACTCTTCTCCGATATTTTTATACTGTCTTTTTAATCCAAAATGGGGAATTACTAAGCCAGGCATAATATCTTTCAAAACCTTCTTCTACATCTACTTTAGGATCGTATCCAAAGTCTTT